TTCTTAAATGCAAATAATAATTCTGAATATCTTGAGGTTGGTCACGGTCTTCAGGAATTCCGCTAGCAGAATATAAAGAAGTATTGGCCCGCGTATCAACAAAAACTATACCTTTCGCTGTGCAATCTGTTTCAGAAGAACTTGTCGATACAAAATAAGTTCCAGCAGTAGATGCACTAACAGTAGATGCGGTGATAATATCAATTGCTGGACCAATAAATGTATCTCTCATATCTGCTGCAGTCATTTCAGTAATACCGGTAATAGGATCATAATAACATGGATTAAGATTAGTGGATAAAGTTGGGTCTAAAGGACTAACATAACTTTGCTGAACTTTATTCCATTGAACTGTTACTGTTCCAGGTTCTCCAGTTGTTGATTCAGGCGGGTATGTTTGTGATGCTGGCCAAGCTCCACCTGTTTGAGATGATGCCGCACCAGCTTTTTTACGAGTATCTGAAATATTTCCTAAGTTACCACTAGCCTGCACATTTAATAAAACTGCAGGAGATTGACCATACTTAAAAACTGCATAGTTTATTAGTGCAGTTACCTCAGCTGCAGTCATTTCCTGTAACCCAGAAAGGCCATACCTTTTTAGTGGTCGTCTTATAGCCATTATATGTCCTTATGGTATGCTTAGTGCAGAATCTGTAGACATCAAATATCCACCTAATAGAATAGCTCCGAGTGAATCTCTAATAGTAAACTGATGGACATCTGTCATATCTACACCATCCATTGAAAGTATATTACTAATGTTTGCAATATTGGCATCAAAGTTTTCAACGCTTGCATTTACAATTCCAGCACTATCTACATATAAATTTGATATATGACCATTGGCAAAGTTAAAATCTCCGGTACCAGAAATGCTAGTAATTCTAGCAGAGTCACCAAAAATTGCAGTAGATTTTATAATTGAAAAATCAGCTGAATCATAATTAATATTAATACCAGATAGATTAGTAATTCTTGCAGAATCAAATGTAGCACTATCATACCTTAGACTGGCACCTCTTAATAATGTTACTGTGGCAGAATCAATTGTAGCACTATCAACGATAAGTTCTCCAACTGTTAATCGAGTAAATGTAGCACTATCACCTATAATGCCACCTACTCTTATAGTAGCTGTACCACTTGTCAAGTATGAATTCATACTGTCAAGCTCGTAATTCAAATGATTAATAGCTTTTACAAAACTTGAATCATCATAGTGACCAACATCAGGGCTATCAACATATTGACTTATCTTAAAACTTGAGTCTAGATCATCGAGGTCACCAAGATAATTGGACATAGTATTAAGCTTGGAAACCATACTTCCAATAGCATCATTTGTATTTACTTTTATTTTACGTGCCATAGTTTACCTCTAAAACCTATTTATAATATTGCTGAGTCATTATTGGTAGATACTAAATGTCCAGCTAACACAATAGAACCTACAGCTGCAGAAGTAGAAGAATCAAGTGGTGATCTACCAGTTAACACTAATTTTTTAAGATCTGTAATGCCAATACTGTCAAAGTTCAATTGATCAAATGTAGAACTTTCTAATAACAACTCATTCATATACGTGTTATTTGGTAGATGTACACTATCAACGCTCAAAGTATCAAGTGTTGAGCTATCATAATTTAGATTAATACCAGATAAATTAGTAAAAGCTCCGCTGTCAGCAGTTAATCCACTGTCAAATCTTAATATATTAAAATCTCCAGCTCCTGGCCAATATGCTGGAACACCATGTACGATCGCCAGAACGCCAGTAGGTCCTTGGTTAATTAATCTGAATCCACTATCGTAGTTTAAAACTTTACCAGAAACAAAATCAATCCTAGCACTATCAATGTGGGCACTATCAAAAATTAATGATCGTCCTACTACTGTAGTAAATGTAGCGCTATCTAAAATTAAAAAGTCACTATCAGTAATAAGAGTTCCGGTTCTAACTTTATTAAATTGACCAGAATCTGCAAGAAGATTATGTACATTTAGTACACCAGTAGAATCATTGAATAATCCATGAACATACTCATATCCGCTTTCAATCGCATTAAGAGCATTTATTAATGACATGGATCTATTAGAATGTTGGTGTGCAAAACCACCTTGTGCAGAATCAAGAATACCTGGCGTGTAAAAAAGTGCACCAAATTTAAGCTGTGCATTAAGATCGTCTAGATCACCAACATAATCTGCTTCTAAATTTACTTTCGTTTGAAAAGTAGATAGAGTATCAGTAGTATTATAATTGACTTTACGCGCCATCTATCTTTTCCAGTATTTTTGAAAGCATAATCTTCATATCACTAACATCTTGCTTTAAGTTATCTAATTCATGCTTTGCTTGTGCCTTAGCTTTTTTTCTTGCTTTAGCTTGATATATTTCACTTTTGTTAGTATTTAATATTGCACCAGATTCTTTATCTCGCACTAAACTATTTTCACCTGCAACATTAATAAAATCAGACATTATACGCTCAATGCAATTGTTCTTAAATCTTTAAACCGCGGAGCTCGAGCAGTATTTGTTGTACCCATTACAATTTTTAATTGAAAGTTACTAAACTCTGGTAAAGTGCCAGTTGTACCACCAATCAAATACTCGTATTCGTGATAAGTATATGGATTCATTGCATTAGGATTATTGCTAGTTGTTGCTTCTAATGTCCAATCTTTATCATATATATTTTGATCTGCTTCGCATGCTCTCCAATACAAGTCAAAATGAGCACCGGCTCTTTTATTCGCTGCTAGTAATACTTTTAACCCAACCGCTGGTTCTACTAATTTAACTACACGAGTAATATGTTTTGCTGCAGATGATCCACTATTTTTACTTGTTTCAGCTACATAATTAATAGGGACATTAAATCCAGTTGTAACTCCAGAAGCTTGCCTATCAATTTGGTAATTTATAAGTGTTGCTGATGATCTTTGCATATCAACCATAGGTGCAACGTGTTTATTATCTGTGCCAAGCGCCATTTGCATTTCTAAAGATTTAACATTAGCACCAAGTTCTGATGTTTCAATTACATCATTTGCTACTACATGCTGTACATCAAAATATATAGTGTCATTTGGTTTAAGTGCAACAAAGTCTGAGAGTTTTTGGTATGCTGTTTCCGTTCCAGCAAAAGATTTTCCAGTAGTACCTTTAAAGCCAGTTGCTACACTAGTATTTTCAGGCATTAATGTTTGTTGATTTAAATACATTACGTGCCATGGAATATTCTTAGATGTTTTTACGTTTACGCCACCACCAATATCATCAGAGTCAGCTGCGGCACCTGCAGTAATTGTATATCCAGTCCAATCGACTGCGCTAATTGTTTTTGATCCCATAATTTGTGTAGTAGCTAATCCGCCAATAGTAATTGATGAATCCATACCTAATATAGTTACAGGATCATTGACTTGAAAGCCATGACCTTCATGTGCAATATGTACTGTAGTACTACTAGCTGTTGTTGTTATTGGATCTGCGTCAAGTAGCTTCATAGGAAGAGGTGCATTTTTAAGAGAAACAGTTGCATTTCCTGGAGTAAACTCTGCTCTATGAATTACAAAAGTTAAATCTTGGTGTTGAGCTGGACTAAAAGTTCCACCATTTTGAGAATAGAAAAGAGATCCCAATGCTGGGTTGCGATTAACTCGACTTGCAGTAGTTCCTACTTCATACTCATCGATTTGTGCAATATAGATAGTATAATCCGGATCAGTTGTTGTACATACAATACAATAATCAGTTAAGCCTTTTAGATAAACTGGCTCCTCAAATTCAAAGCTTGTCGCTAAAGACACATCAGCTGAAGTGTTAACATTCGCTGTATTAACATATACTGTTGATGAAGGAACAATCTCCGTAGTAGAAGGGAACCCATTAACCATTGGTCTAATTTGTAACATAACTGGAGCTGACGATCCTTTAGCACTAAAGTAAAGATCTACTTTAGTTATGTAACATCCCCTTGGTTCATCAACATAAAATGATTGAGCTATAGGATTTCTATTAATGTTATATCCGAGAGAAGTACTCATTGCTTTGGCTCCATTCCTATATTCTTATTTATTGTAGAACCTATCAATCTACATATCGGAGTTCCAAAGGTAAGTATAAACTTTCCTAGCTTATTATCTTTATGCATTTCTGGTTCCATTCTATGTGCAATGTGTTTTGCCCAAGAAGAAACTAATGGTAGTGCCAATGTGTGGAATCCTATTTTTGCTAACATTGTATCTTTCTCAATCCATTCTACTATCGGTTGAGCCCAAGCGTAATAACCATCATAAACATCTGGATCTGTATCTCTAGTCATTTGTCCATAAGCAGCATCTAAGCGCCATATATCCTCAGTTAGATAACCTCTTCTATGTAATAAGCTACAAAGAACTGTACCATCATTGGAACTTCCGGAAGTTCCATGACCTTGGTCATGGAACCCATAGCCATAACCATTGTGTGCTTCGGTGTTATTCATACCTGATGATGAGCCCCAAGAGTTAGATCCTGGGTAATCTTGATAATTTGCGCCCTGTGTATGACCATGCTCGCCATATTTGCCACCGCCGCCGCCACCGCCGTACGATATTTGTGGTCTATTTTGTACAGTCTGTACATGCTCAATATTTAATATACGTGTAGATTTAATATCTTGATCTATTGTATCTAAATATCCAGTAGATGCATATAATGCTCGAGCAATTGTACCAGCATTCCTTTCATCATCAGCGCTAATGTCTAATATCTTAAATTCTAAAGTTCCTGTCCTAAATCTGATTGCATTAGTATTAGGAATAAAGAATGATCCTTCAACTGCACCGTTAACATCAGTTGTAAGCGCACTTGATCCTTCTGGGTGTGTTCCAGCTTGATTATGTAAGTTACCATATTCAATATCAAGTGTTGACATTCGTGTAAATGTTTCTTCTCTTACAAAATTATCTACACGTACACCGTCAAAATAAGGATACACTGTTGAGCTAGGTCTTAAACCTTGTGCTTTAAAGAATACTTTACGTGATCTCATAAATGGTATAAGCGCAACATTAACTACTCGTTCGGCTGTAACTTCAAGCAATGTTTCTTCTGATACTACTTTATTCGTGTCTGAAGTAATTTTAGCACTAGTAGTAGTTGTTTTTGTATTAGTAGTAGAACCTACTGCTAAATCATTAATTGAAGTTCCACCCCAGTTCCATTGCCAGTTATTCCATAAATATGCCTGCGTAGTATTAAGTTTACTTCCACCATTCATAATTTTTTTAGTTCTAATTTGTGTTTCTCTCCACTCATCAGATGATGGAGAAAGATCAATATCACCATGATAGATGACTGCTTCAAATGGATTTAGTTTTACTCCCCTTGAAGCTTTAGTTTGACTAATATAAGGTACAGAACTATGTGTCATATAAATGTTATCGCCTTTGCGAATAACACCAGACGAAGCTGCTGAATCGTATATCATCCGAACATTGTCTTCAGTAAAAGCTGGATGTAGTTGATTTAATAAAGGATCAATTGATGCCCTGTAATCTGTTGAATTAAATGCTGAAAATGATTGTGTTGAAAAGTTATCAACAAAGAAACCAGACTTTGTTCTATCTAAGCCAGCAGAATCTAATACCTTAAAGTTTTTAGTATCAATTTCTAAAAGATTCAATGCAGTTTGTTCTTCAATTTTATCAACGCGTTTTTCAAGTTCGGCGATATCTTTCATAGTATATCTACGATGATCGATCTTTTGAATTATATTATCTGAATCGTTAAGAGTGTTGCCACCTAAGAAAATGTTATACAAAGGTAATGAATTAATTGGCAGTGGTGGAAGCTTAGGTGAAAAAGCATCTTGGCCATCAATTAATACTAAGTTTCCTTCTGTATTAATTGTAAGTATTGAACCTCTATGTAAATAATAGTTTGTATCGGTTTGAATTGTATCATTTACTTGAGGAAGCTCATTAATTCGTGCACCGGTACCAGAATTAACAAAGTCGCTATCAGCATCCATTACAGATCTAAAATCAAGAGCTCTTCTTAAGTTTATAGTTTCTCCAGTTAATAGAGTATGACTCGAAATCTTATCGTAATCTACTTGACCAATGTATGAATTAACTGCAAAAAAGTCACCGTTTACTCCGTGAGTAAAATATTTAAATCTTACAAATACAGGACTACTTGGTGTTGCAACACCTTGATTTAGATTTAATCTACCGTTCCGGTAATGATTATCTCTTTGGCCATTATCTAGTATAAATTTATTAGTAAAATCTCTACCATCAGAATCGTTTTCGCGAATACGAGTTACTTCAAAAATATCTGCTTTACCAAGAAGTAGTTCGCCATTTACCACTGAAGCTGTAACAGTTGTTTCATTCAGTGTTTTGTTTCTTACTGAAGCTTTTCCTTTTTTAACATATCCAAGAACTTCAATTGTAGAACTTGCAGGTAATCCACCTAAGTTTGCTGCAGCTGCTCCTGCACCAGTATTACTTACAGTTCCTGTAAAGACATCGCTATCTGCTTTAGCAAAAAACCAATCGCCTACATTTGCAAATGTTTCACCAGTAGCTGATAGCGAAAGTGATGCATTTCCAGTTCCATCAGTTGTAACTGAAAATCTGCGTTGAGCTGTAAGAGATATATCATCAACAGATTGTGGTCTTAATTCTGGCAATTGAAAAAGAGCATTATTTTGGAAAACATCATTCAATATTGCTTTACCTAGTGGTCTATGTAAATTAATATAATCATTAACCGAAGTGCCAATTGACACGGTGTTTCTAAAATTTTGCCCCGGCAACATTTGAATATCAAATAAATAATATCTCATAAAAGTTCCTGTATCTTCTGATACAGCTCTTATTCTACAAGTACCAATTGTAGATCCAGCGTGTCCACCAGCATTTCTTAAGTTAAACTTTTCAAATGTATTGATTCCGGGCAAACCTTTTGTATTATTTGTACCCATAGTAGCGTCAACTAAAACATAATTACCATAATTAGCAACTGTTACTTCATTTTGTATTTCATCGATTGTTGCAGGCTTATCCATTCGAATTACAGTAGGTGCATATTTAGCCGCGCGATAACCATCAATAACTGCGATACCATCACTTACATTTAAAAGAAGATGATCTTTATCAGAATCTTCGCTGATATCGACTTTAAATCTTTTAACTAGATAGTTACCAGAGTTTTCTTTAATTCTTGTAGCAACTACATCACCAATAATATTATACGTATTATTTTCATCTGTGCTTCGATATACAACACCATCTTGAATATTCAAGATTGGCATAAAATTAAGAGTAGCATCTGCTGCTGTTTCAGTTGTTAATGAAAGTTTAATTTGATAACGATCTGCTCCAGGCGCAGAAACGTTTGGAGTAGCGCCTTGATTATCGTATAGTCCGTCATCATCATCTACATCAATAATTTTTTCATTAATAGTAAAACCAATAGTTTCTGTAGGAGTATCAGTATACTTTGAAACAATTGTAGACTGTGCTTCGGTAAATACAAAATAACCTTGAACATAGTAAATACCGGATCCAAGCGATAATCGAGTTCCACGACCAACTGCAGGATTTGCAACTGTATTTGTAATTTGTATTGTAAGAACAGCAGATCCATTTGTTATTACTTCACCAGGAGTAAACCTTACTGTAGTTGTACCAGATTGCGAAGACGGGGCATTTGTATATGCAAAGTAAATAGTATCCGGATCAGAGCCAGTTGCTTGAACACCCTCAATTGCTCGAGCTGTAACTCCAGATGTTTGGCCAGTAAATGTTGTACCCACTATTCCAGTAGTACCCAGTGCATTTGATGTAGGATCTAGTTTTACAAACTCATAAGCGTTATTAAGAATCTGTTCTGCTGGCTTTACTACAGAGCCTTCTTTAAATGTATGAGAACCTAGTCTTTCAATCTGCCTTTGCAGTATTGTTTGCATCTGTGTAAGTTCACGAGCTTGCAACGATCTACCGCTATTAAATAGCATGCGATAATACCCATCACTATCGGCAAAGTCATCTTTATATTTAGATGGGAATATAGTATTACTGAGGGTGATTGCCATTTTTTATACCTTTAGAATTGGATAATAACTTTAATGTCTTCGTTTTGAGCAGCAGTTCGAACTACCGGAGAACGATTATCGATAAACAGAATTGCTCCACTTTCTGGATCAACTTCTGGTAAAGCAGCACCTGAATCAATCACTCCTTCACCTGCACCATCAACTTCTTCTACTGTTTCACCTGATACAAATGTACCAAATCCAGTTGCAGTTGTTTGATGATAATATAATCTATTTGAATCAATATTATCTATATAAGCTTTTGCTGTAGATGTTTGACCTTGTATTGTTTTATCTTTAGTAAAAGATGTAACAATAGAAGAAAGCGACATATTATAAAGAGCATTGCCAGTTGTATCATTAAATACTACACCGGTTGGCGTAAGAGGATCTCTTACCAATCCAACTTGTCTAAAATCTTGATCAGTAATAAAATCACTATCAGTTCCAAGCAATGGAGCATGGAACATAATTGAAGTTGACTTAAGATCTTCTCTTGAATCTCTGCCAATACCAGAGTCCGGACCAAGCACTGCTCGAGCAGATGCATTTAATGTAGGTGATCCACCTCCAGTAATTACTACATTAGCACTTGTATAACCAGATCCTAAGACCTGTGCTGAAGCACCAGAATCTCGCATGCGAAGTCTTACGAGTTGTCCAGTTGATGAGTCAATCGCTGCATCCACAAGCGCACCTGAACCAGTACCTGTTATAGTTACTGTAGGATTAGAAGTATAACTAGCTCCTCCATTTGTAATAATGCATGATAAAACTTGACCTGCAACAGCATTATCTTGAATTTCTTTTTGCTTTAACTGAATACCGGTGGAGTTTGAATCCGTAATGCCTTGAAGTTGAACTGGCATAAAGTTAGAAGACATAAAGTCATTGCCACGTTCGGCAGATATAGTAAAAATAAACTTCCAAACATAGCCATCAGCAGTTCTAAATGAATCATTATTTGATCCAGTTGGCTCAATAGTTGATGGTTGAGCAACACCAAGAATATTACGACCGGTTTCAAGACAAACATAAACTTGATTATTATCTGTCATAACATAATATGGATTAGTTGGATAACCACCCTGTTGATCATCGTATTGAGAATAAATAGCACCCGAAGACCAGTTATTACGAGGAACAACTAATGAAGTACCAGTTACTTTCTTAACTGATTGCATTCCATCTCTAAAACCACTTATCTCTGTAGGAGTATTAACTGGTGTCGGTACAGTATCTGAAGAATCCCATTGCTCGGATCTACCTACACCAATATAATACTTTTTTGAATCACTCGTAAATTGCTCAAAAAAGTCTGAGGCAATTTGTCGTTTAAGGGCATCTGTTACAACTGCTGGCATTTTCTAATCCTTATGTACTAATCTCTGCACCAAGTGCAATACGTCTAAAATATCCTGGGCCGGCGGCACTATCACCATTACTATCATAAACAGCTAAGCATTGTGCACCGGAGTTTCCGTTGGTGCAGAATATCAAAGTACCATGAGGTGGAGTATTAGGAGCCGAAGCTACTGTATAGTTTCTTAGATTAACTACATCCACTCTTGTTTGAGCATAAGATGAGTCAATCATTTGTATAATATCAGATGAATCAAGCTGCGATGAATCTGCAATTGATAACACCATTGCTGAGTCTAAAATATTAACTACTGAATTCACGTAATTTGAATCAATAAAGCCTTTGACATATGCACTATCAGTAAATGCTTTTACATAACTACTATCTATGATATCAGTTACTTCATTAGAATCAAATGTAGATGTCACTTGTCTAAATTGAATATATGCACTGTCAATAAGTGTAAGCGCAACTGCAGAGTCAATTGAATTATTATTGATTAGTGTGATAGTTGATGCTGAGTCAAATGCTGTACCTGTAATAAATGATACATATGCACTATCGATAATCTGTGTAATCCTAGACACAGTTGCTAATGTACCTGAGCTATCTGGTAAAAGGATAGTTCTATCTGCTGTAGGATTAGAAGCTAAAAGTAATGTTTCATTAGAATCTGCAGTAGATCCTTCAAATCGAATACCGCCACTATCAAACGACAATCCACTTCCACCAATACCGGCAGAAGCTTTTAGAACACTAATATCTCCGTATACTTCGGAGAAGTTATTATTAATCTTGTTGCCAGCGGTTCGAAGGTCATCTCCGGTTCCATCGTTACCGGTTGCTCCTACATTAACATTTTGTTGTGCCATTTTATATCCTACAATCTAATTAGTGTTATTTATAATGATTTCTAGACAGTACTGGTTGAACCATATGAATAAGTTTGGAATTGTTGTTGATCAAATGTTTTGAGTGTATGATCAAATCTAATTGCAGCTCCACCTGAATCTGCATCATCCATAGTTAGTTCGTAGCCCATCCATTCACCCATATTGCTATAGAACGATGCAATACTATCCATTGTAAATGCTGAGTACTGAGACATTTTAACATAAGGATTAATTCTTTCTGATGCGCTATCTGCATCTCCATCGTCAGGTATTAGTATTGAAGCACTAGCAAATGGTATACCGTATTCAACTGATGCATTTCCATACACTTTTGTGGTATTAGCAAAGGGATCGAATATAGATTCAGCTGTAGTGATTTTTACACTACCGATACCTTCCAGCACCGTTTCAGCTGCAAGGTGAAAACCTGCTGGATGGACAAAGCTACGATACATAGTTTCCCATGTAACTAGAGAAATAGGTGATCGAATTAATACTGAAAAGATTTGATGGATCTTACCATCTTGTAAAAGATTATCAGCTTCAGCACCAATATGTCCTTGTTGAGATGTATCTCCAACTCGCATCAATCTATCTTTAGGATATGTAATTTCTACGTTTTCGTTAAAGAACGCTCGAAAAAATCCTTCGGCTGAATATAAAGAACCTTTGACTCGAAAGAAATTACCGAAGTTGATTAATGCTTCTCTTGGATATAAGAATTGACCTGAAGAAATACCAAGTGCAATTTCATCAAACACAAAATCTAAATTTTTAAGAGTAGCATCCTGTACATCTCGTATTGTAAGGAGTTCATTGATGGCACCTCCAAAGTTATCGTCTGAATCTAAAAACTCATAGTATCCTTCTAAGAAAGATACAAGAGAAGGATAGCTTTCTGCAAAATGTTCTGGTAATAATTGCTTTACTAAACTTGTTTTAAAGTTCGGTGCAAGTCTAAAATAATCTTTTTGTGTTTCGAATGACATGTTACGCAGTTACTTCTAACGATGTGGTTTGACGATCAACAGTTGCAGTCGCCGAAGACTTAGCTGTATCCAATCTCAGTATATAATTTCTTAGTGGCTTAATAAAAGAATCTTGCTCAGGCACTACAGAGAATATAAGATAAGAATGACCGGTTGTGATCTGCGAAGGTTCAAATGCGTTTACTGCAACTGTACCTGCAGCTGCATTGTATTCACCAACATTATCAAGTAATACATTTCCATTTAAGTCTTGAATCTGTAATACTGTTGAATTCAATCGATTTTTAATAGTTGCTACTACACCTTTAAACTCGAATGAAGACGTAGTAACTCGATGTAATACATCATCAGGCAAAGCGATCTTAATTGGATAATTCAGTGTGAATGTATTAAGAGCATTAATAGTAATTTCTT